AATGAAAGTTAAAAGAACATTTTTCAATAGTAGAAACGAAAGATTGTATTGGAATTATACTGATACTAACAATTACTTGTTTATAATTTTATTTGAAAGTGGTGCTACATTGTCTTTTGTTTTACGAGATTTGAAAAAAAACGAAAATATATTAAATTATATTTATAAAAAACTACATAACAGATTCAGCAATATAGCTGAAGTACACACAGATAGATTAAGTCACACAGAGTATAACCTATGTAAACAGTATAAAGTACCCTCTATAATCAAAGTATGTTAGACAAATACTTGACAGATAATTATGATAAGCTAAAAGATATATCTTATAATATAACTAACGGCAAGGGTGAGGATTTGTTAAGTTTTGTTATTGAAGAGATATATAAATGTGATCAGATTAGATTAAGAGAAATAATAGAAAGAGGTCAAATGACTTTTTACATTGTTAGAATTATGCTTAATCAATATCATAGTAAGACTAGCAGATACTATTATAAGTATAAAAAGTATTATGAATATCATACCTGTACTACAATAGAAAATATCACAGCAGATAATACAGAATACACCATAAAAGACAAAAAAGAAGTAGAACAAAAGCTAGAGTGGATTGAGGAAAAACTAAAAGACTTATATTGGTTTGATGCTGAGATTTTTAGAATATATTATCGTGAGGGTTTTAGTCTTAATCAAATGGCTAAAGAAACTAAAATATCAAGAGCAACAATATATAAGGCGGTTAAGAATGTTAAGAACTATTTAATAAACGAACTATGAAAAAAACTAGAATACTAAGAGCATTAAAGCAATGCAAAAAAGATGAGTTCAAAGCAGACAGTGTTTTATCTTTTAAAGATGAAAAAGGAAAAGAATACTTTTTAGCAGAGCAACCACACTATATGAATATAATTACAAACTCTATTAATGTGATATTAAAAAGAACCTTTGATATTATTGATGACGTTAAACTAAAAAATAAAATTTTAAAAGGATTAAACAATGACCAAAAGTAAAGGCTTAGGAGATTCAATAGAAAAGGCGTTAAAAGCAACAGGTATAGATAAGGTAGCTAAAGCTGTCTTAGGTGATGACTGTGGATGTGAGGAACGCAAGGATAAATTAAATAAAATGTTTCCTTATAAAACTATAAGACAATTTACACAAGATGAAATAAAGATATATGAGATAACCGTAGCTAAGATTGAAGGTGATAGAATTAAAGGTGAGGATCAGGCAGTATTAGTAAAACTATACAATAAAGTATTTGGAGAAACTAAAAGACCTTCTAGTTGTGGCAGTTGTGTACAGCAGACTTTAGGTAAACTTAAAAAGGTATATGAAAATAGTTGTAAAGTAGACTAATGCAGAAACATACTAAAGTATATATGCAGTTCTTTGATTATGGTGAGCAAGATTTTATACCTTGTGAAATGTGTGGTTCAAAAGCTACTGACATACACCACATAGAACGCAGAACTAGAAATAAGGTTACTAATGACTTTGTAGAAAACCTAGTTGGATTGTGTAGAGATTGTCATATAAAAGCTGAATCAGATAGTATGTTTAATATGTTTTGCAGAATACAACATTTAGAGAATGTAACTAACCAGGTGTATGCACTAATAGAATATAAAAGAAGATATGAAAATAGAAAGTAAATTAATAACAGAATTAAAACCTGCTACATATAATCCAAGACAGATTAGTACAAAGCAGTACAACGATTTAAAAGCTTCAATTAAAAAGTTTGGTTTAGTTGATCCTGTAATAGTAAATAAAGATAATACTGTAATAGGTGGACATCAACGTCTAAAGATATGTAAAGAACTTAAATACATAGAAATAGATTGTGTAGTATTAGACTTATCAAAAGAAGAGGAACGTGAACTAAATATAAGACTAAATAAAAATACAGGTGACTTTGATTTAGATGTATTAGCTAATGAATTTGATATTGATGAACTTACTGATTGGGGTTTTAAGCATATTGACTTAGATATTAATATAGATAAGCTAGAAGATGAAAAGCAGGATTGTGCTACTATTACAATAAAAGAAGATGATATAGTTAAGGCACAACAACTGTACGATTATTTAAAAGAAAATGGTTATAACGTAAAGATAAAATAATACAAATGGCACACAATAAAAAAGAGAAATTATTAAAAGCTTTAAAAGAAACGCAAGGACTTATATATCATGCTTGTAAAAAGGCAGGTAATATAAGCCGTTCTACATACTATAGGTATATGCGAGAGGACAAAGAGTTTGCACAAGCAGTAGAAGATATTAAAGAAGCACAGATTGACTATGTTGAAGGTGAATTGATAAAGAATATATCTAGGGGTAAAGAAACAAGTATAATCTTTTATTTAAAGTCTAAGGCTAAAGAAAGAGGTTATGCTGAAAAGCTAGATATTACTAGTGGAGGTAAACCACTAACTGAACTAAAAATTAATGTAATTGACACAGGGAAAGATTAATACAACAAATGTTTTTCACAAAGCGTATAGGTCAGAAACTAGAATAACGTGCTTACAGGGGGGTACTCGTTCTAGCAAGACCTATTCGCTGTGTCAGTTGTTTATTGTTAAATGCTTAGAAGAGACAGGAAAAGTATTTACTATATGCAGAAAAACACTACCTGCACTTAAAGGAACAGCATATCGTGATGTCCTTAACATACTCAAAGAACTAGAACTATACAGAGAAGATAATCATAATAAATCTGAACTGTCTTATGCCTTAAATGGCAACCTAATAGAGTTTATTTCAGTTGACCAGCCGCAAAAGATTAGAGGGCGTAAACGTGATTACCTGTGGTTAAATGAAGCTAATGAGTTTACTTATGAAGATTGGCAACAACTTATACTTAGAACTACAGATAAAATATATTTAGACTACAATCCTTCTGATCCTTATTCTTGGATATATGAAAAGGTAGTAGTTAGAGATGATTGTACTTTTATTAAATCCACATATAAAGCAAATCCATTTTTAGATAAAGACACAGTAGCAGAGATTGAAAGATTAAAAGACCTTGATCCTGATTATTGGCAGGTATATGGTCTTGGTGAAATAGGTTCTGTACAAACAATGATATTTAGAAACTTTAATTTAGTTGATGATGTACAAGGAAGATTAATAGGTTATGGCTTAGACTTTGGATTTACTAATTCACCCTCTGCTTTAGTTGCGGTATATCAATCTGATGATAACTTATACATTAAAGAGATGCTATATGAAAAGAGATTAACCAATAGAGATTTAGCAAATAAACTAAAAGAGTTTAGGATAGATAGACAGTCTGAAATAATTGCTGACTCTGCAGAGCCTAAAAGTATTGAAGAGGTGTATAGACAAGGGTTCAATATAAAACCTGCTAAGAAAGGTGCAGGAATACATCTAGGTATTGATATAATGCGTAGATATAAACTTAACATTACAAAAGACAGTTTAAATGCAATAAAAGAATTTAGAGGTTATAAATGGGCTACCGATAAAAATGGTGATGTTTTAAATACTCCTGTTAAAGTCAATGACCATTTAATTGATGCTACTAGATACTTGTGCTTAAATAAACTATCTATAAATCATAGTGGTAAATACTACATACTGTAACAAAAAACGAATTATTAACTTTTATATTTATAAGAAATGAAAGTAGATTTATTAATACCTTCTGAATGGAAAGATATAACCATAGCAACATATCAGAAATACGTTGAAATACAAGAGCGTAAAGGTGGTGCAAAAACTAAAACGGTAAAAATACTGTCCTTGCTGTGTAATGAAAAGCCTTCTATAATTAAGAAGATGCAATATGCAGACATGATAGAAATTTTAGCCATTATAAAAAAGATGATAGATACAAAACCTGATAAAACTAAACTCAGAAAGAATTTTAAATTTAACGGTGAGGAATATGGTTTTATACCTAATTTAAGTAAACTTACAACAGGTGAGTATATAGATTTAGAGGAATACTGTAAAGAACCAATAAAGAACTTGCATATTATTATGTCAATACTTTATAGAAAAATAGTGCATAGAAGTGGTAACAAATATGCTATTGAACATTATGATCCTGATCAATTTAAAGAGGATTTATTTAAGAATTGTCCAATGGATATAGCTTTGAGTTGCTTAGGTTTTTTTTTGACTTTAGGGGAACAATTAGCACACAGTTCGCACAACTATTTGAAAGCACAGGAACAGAAACTCCAAAAGGAGTAACAATGAGCAGTAAGTGGGGGTGGTATAACACTTTATACGCTTTATGTGGTGATAACATACTTAACATAAATAAAATAACTGTATTGCCTGTAATGGAGGTTTTAACATTTTTATCTTTCAGGCAGGATTACAGTAATAAACAAAGAAATAATTATGGTAACTTTTAGAAACGTAGTCGGATTTTTAGAAACTATTGCAGAAAAGCATTATATGATAAACAGCTTTCACAGTGGTGAACTTGATGAAGTGGATATAAATAAACTTGGTGCTGAAGATTATATTATACTATATGCAGAACCTGGCAATGTAATTATTGACTCAGGCGTAATGACGTATTCTTTTACAATATATGTCCTAGATATGATTAATGATGAGATAGGTGATGCACCTAATAAGCAAAGATTAGGGCGTGTAGATACATATTCTGAGAATCTACAAATACTGCATGATGTCATAAATGAATTTAAACATGCTTTATATTCTACATCTTGGGTGGATGATGAAGTGGTATTAGAACTTCCTATATCAGCAGAACCGTTTACGGCAAGATTTGACAACATACTAACAGGTTGGTCAGCTGAAATAAGTGTTGATGTTAATAATCCTAATAACCTTTGTATAGCACCTGTTGATCCTAATAGCTAATGGACTTTAATAAAACAATACAAGCAATGCAAGATATGGGCTACAATGTGGTTCATAAGGGAAAGAGGATATTAAAGAGAAAAAAGAAATTAACTAGAGGTAGAAGTTTATATAAGGGGTTTAATTATAATGTTAATAAAAGTGGAAAAGGAGTAGAGCTAGAGTTTGTATTTGGTAAAGCTAAAAAGTATTGGCAGTTTGTAGATGAAGGAGTAAGAGGATCAGGAGGTTTTAAAGGTAGTGGAAGAGCAAGGGGTAAAGGAAGTCCATTTAAATTTAAAAAGAAAAACATTAAGAAAGGTGTTGTAGCTAAATGGATTAAAACCAAACCTTTAAGATTAAGGGGTTCTGATGGTAAGTGGTTAGCTAAAACAAAAGCAAATTTAGAAAGTGCTGCATTTGTAATAGGTAGATCAATAGCACAAAGAGGGTTAGAAAGAACACAGTTTTTTAGTAAACCTTTTAAACAGGAAGTAGATGAAAATTTAATTCAAGTGGCATTTGGAAAAGACATAGAAAATGATTTAGATTCAGAATTAAAAGATATAACAGTAGAAATAAATATAAATAAAACTTAAAAAGATATGGCATTATCATTCGTACAAGAACCAATAGGAGATGCAACATTGCTCCCTGTAA